AGCGGCATTGGAGGCGGCAGGTCGGAAGGCAGGGCGGAAGGCAGCTTGACAAACGCCCATCTATTTGGTAGGCTATCGCCATGAGATATTTACTCACCGTAGCAGTGTTCGGCTGGCGCGAGCAACGAGCCAGCTTCTACGCTCCAAACCCCCTCAGCAGGCACTCGTTCCGGGCCATTGAACTCCCATCTCGTGGCGTTGCACGGGTGCGGTATCGGGTGGTGGGGAAATGACTGACGCGTTCTGCATGGCAGTAATAGCGATCGTGTTGTTACTCACGTTCGGTATCTGTGACCGGCCACGGATCACGCACAGAGGAACGCGGCCAGAAGGGGAAGCGCCAAGCGGTAGGATGCAGGTGAAGCATGTTGGCTGAAATTACCGAGTCGATGCGCTATGCTTCGCGAGACAGGCAGTGTGACGACCGTAGGTGTAACTGTGAGTGCGCGGGCAATGAATTCGTTGTGCTTGTGTGGGAAGGTCAGCCCGTTCAAATGGATTCGGACAAATGCTGCTGTATGGCATATAGACTATCATCTCCCATGATGCGAAGTTGGGGGATGCCTGTAGAGCAGTGGGTAGCTAATGGGGGACCTCCTATCGCGAGAGGTGAGATTGTAAAAATAGCCACGGCGCGGAGAACGGTAAAGCAGATATGAGAAAACCAAAGCAGAATTGGTACGGTGAAGTGACTTGACTGTAACGGATGACCAACTGCTCCAGGAACAACGAGCCTTGTGCGCGATGTACCTACGCGAACGAGAAGGCATTACCAGCGGCATCATCACCTTGACGTGCAAGTTCCACAACGGTACAATGGAGAAGATCGTGCTCGGACGGGAGCAAACCATACAAGCCAAAAATGTCGGGGAGGGAAGGCGCCCGGAATGTCTGCGCCAGTGAATACCAGCGCTGTGATTCTCCCAGCAGCATATCTCCAGCGGGAGAAGGAACGGAACGATCTGACCACGGCAAAACGCACAAAGAACGGCTTGCCTATGCCGCGGAAGGGAAGCATCTTCATTGCCTACGGGATGGAGTGGGAGGTCGTCAAGCTCTTCGACGGTGGCCGAATGCAAGTCAGGTTCCTGAAGGTGAACGAGTGAAGAAGATTAAAACCATTGCTGATCTTACGCCTGACAGTATGAATGCCAACGAAGGCACTGAATACGGTACGGGGATGTTGGAAGACTCCCTCCGTTTCTATGGCGCTGGTCGATCCATCCTTGTGGACAAGAACGGGAAGATCATCGCTGGCAACAAAACGGCGGAGATGGCCGGACAGATTGGCATTGAAGACGTGGAGGTCGTGCAAACTGACGGCAACAAGTTGATCGTGGTGCAGCGGACCGACCTGGATATGGACATAGATGTCCGGGCGCGCGCGCTTGGGATCGCGGACAATAGGACAGGCGAAACGAATCTTGCCTGGAACCCCGATGCTTTGAAGCAGCTTGCCGAGAGCGGTGTATGCCTTGAGAAGTTCTGGAGCAAGGAAGCCTTGCAGGAACTTGTCGGGAGTGAGAACGGGAACCAAGACCCTGAGCCGCAGATTAACAAAGCGGCTGAGCTACAGGAGAAATGGGGAACCCAGTTGGGAGACCTGTGGGAGATTGAGTCGAAGTCGGTTCCTGGAAAAAGTCATCGGATTATTTGCGGTGACTGCACGGACAAGGCGGTCGTGGAGAGGGTGATGGGAGGAGAGAAGGCAAACTTCGTGTTCACCGATCCGCCGTATGGAATAGGCTACCAATACTCTGGATATGAAGACAAGCGGGAAGGGTATTATGACTTTATGAAACAGGTCTTTTGGACTCTAAACGGTATCCTGGATGATGACTCTGCCATGTACGTGAAGCAGTACACGCACAACCTATTTGACTTCTACCAAGTGATCCCGAAGAACTGGAACTTCAAGAATCTCATCGTCTGGAAGAATAACAGCCAAGCGCACCCGGAAGGTAACTTCGACAACGCTTTCGAGGTAATTTATGAGTTTGATTGTGGACAAGATGATGACTTGCCTGCGATGACTTTCTGGCAGAAAGGGAAGCCTTACTTTGATGCGAAGGCGGAGAAGAGAATGGTGGTATGGGATGGACACCATAGGATGCCACAGGCTATCCGCCGCGGGAAAATGTGGAACATCTGGGATGACATTCCGCCTCTTCACGGTGGGTGCATGAAGAGCAAGGAGTCTTTGAGCGACGGAGGGGAGAAGTTGCATTCATGCCAGATGCCAGCAGGCCTTCCCATGCGGGCGATGAACTTCTCAAGCAAAGAGGGGAGTCTGTGCTTTGACCCCTTCCTCGGCAGTGGCACAACGGCGGTCGCAGCCGAGAACCTGGGCAGACTCGGCAGGGGATGCGAAATCAGCCCGGCCTACACGGCAGTTTCACTCCAGAGGCTTGCAGATATGTCGCTGGAAATCAGGAAGGTGGAGTGATGGAGTCATTCGCTCCGGACAACGCTGATACCTCATAACAACCGGATACCTCATTATAATGCCACAATGTCAGGCGAAAGCTAAGCGTACGGGGGGAAAGCAGTGCCGGCAAATGGCTGTCACTGGTAAACGTGTTTGTCGAGTTCACGGCGGATTAACTCCCAGCGGCCCCGCGGCGGGTTCGTTCAAACACGGTCTCTACTCGAAGCACGCCACCGCTGCCTTTGGCCCACTCATGCAGGACATTCAGGACGACGCGGAACTCTCAGCACTTCGGGACGACCTGGAGTTGTACGTGGCGCTGGTGCGAGAACGTCTGGACGGGATGCAAGCGGGGGAGACGGTAGCGGGATGGAAGATGTTGCAGAAGTTGTTTCCCCAACTGCGGGCACAGGAGGCGAAGCGTGACGTTGACGGGATGATGGTAACTCTCTCAGCGATGGAAGACATCATCGTCAAGGGCGAGGCTGCCGTCGCGGCGCGAGAGGAACTTGCCAACATGCTGGAGCAACGCAGCCGGATCGCTGACCGGGAGAACAAGCGTCTATCCGCAGCGCATCATGTCATTACCGTCGAGCAAGGCATGGTCATTCTGATCGCCATTGCCAACTCGATTCGTCAGGCCGTGGAAAGGGCGTCGATCGATGAAAAAGAAAAGCGAGACATCCTTGCTCACACAGCAACGGCATTCTCGAAGTTTGCTGGTGACGACCTTCTTCCAGTCCATCATCGGGGAGGAAGCGGCGCAGCCGGAAGCATTGTGGAATCCGTGGCCCGGCCCGCAGACGGCGGCGTTTGAATGCCAGGCCGATGAGCTGTTTTATGGCGGGGCAGCCGGTTCCGGAAAAAGTGAGTTGACACTGGGGCTGGTAGCGACGCAACACACGTCCAGCATTATCTATCGCCGAGAGTATCCGCAGTTGCGAGGTTTGATCCAACGATCACACGAACTATTCGATTCCGTTGGCACATTTAACTCACAGGAGAATCTCTGGAAGATTGGGCGGAAACGGATAGAGTTCGGAGCCGTGCAGTACGAAACAGACGTGCAGAAGTATCAAGGGCGCCCGCATGATTGTATCTGTTTTGACGAGCTGACTCACTTTTGCATTCATCCTGACACGGACGTTCTGACGAATAGGGGTTGGGTTAGAATACAGGAAGTTACTACCTCTGATCGTGCCCTCGCTATGGATAAAGATGGAATGGCGAGATATGAGAGAATATCCGCGACGCATGAGTTTGACTACGATGGCCCTCTAATAAGCACTAAAAATGGTAGTATCCGTTACAGGGTCACTCCCAATCATAATATGGTTGTTGTACCGCTGCGTTCAGAACGATGGCGGTTCGTTATGGCAAAGGACATGCCAGTCTACCCGCGGCACCCGTTCTCAAAGCCGTGGGAAGGAGAGCCCGTAGATGCGCGAGTGCGGCTTCCCGAGGCCACGGGGAGAGGGCTGGGCCGCAATGCGAATACAGCCATTGATGTTGATGTGCATGATTGGGCTGAGTTTATGGGTTGGTATGTATCGGAAGGCTCTTGTTTTGAGACGGGAGCACGATCAGGTCCAAAGGTATCTATTCGCCAGACGGTCCGCAACGAGTCATTGGATTGTCTTATGGAGCGTCTTCCGTGGAGGTCTAAATGGTATAATCGCGGAGGCTATCTGATAACATCGCGTCAGTTGTTCGCGCTTCTGAAGCCAATGGGGAACCGATATGAGAAACGCGTTCCGAGATGGATTTTAGACGCAACGTCCGACGTGGTGCTTCGGTTTTGGGAAGCGTTTGTTGCTGGTGGTGGATCAATAAGAAAAGGCGGTGGCATTTCTATTGAACTCTGCAACAAGGGACTTCGAGATGATTGTCAAGAGATTGCGGCTAAACTTGGATACCGAAGCACAGCAGGAGAATGTGTTACTAAGAGTGGGCATAAAGTATATCGGCTAAGTGTTCACAGCAGGAAGTCAAGCCCAGTTGAGGATAGGCCAAGCAATCGGCATGTAGAACAGTATTCCGGGAAGGTATATTGCCTTACGGTGGAGCCCAGCCACACATTTTTAGTTAGGGTGCAAGGGAGATTGATGTGGACTGGAAACTCACAGTACCAATACCAGTTTCTGTCGGGTTGGTTGCGGACGGTCATACCCGGACAGCGATGTCGTATCGTTTGCACCGGGAATCCACCCACTGATGATACTGGCATCTGGGTGATTGACTATTGGGGGCCGTGGTTAGACAAGAATCATCCGAACCCGGCTGAGCCAGGGGAATTGCGTTGGTACGTGACGAGCCAGGGCCAGAGTATTCCAGTGGAGTCGGGAGACCCCGTGGGAATGGACGGGGAGACACATTATCCCAAGTCAAGGACATTTATACCGGGAAGCGTATTCGACAATCCGTATCTCGTCAGGACAGGTTACGTGTCCACGCTGCAAGCACTCCCCGAACCGTTGCGCTCCAAGTTGCTGTATGGTGATTTCTCGGTAAGCGCCGGTGACAATCCGTGGCAGGTGATACCGTCAGAATGGATTCGAGCGGCACAGCGGCGGTGGGAAGAAGCCGGAGACATACACCCGACCGAACTGACGGCGCTGGGCGTGGACGTTGCGCGAGGGGGAATTGATAACACCATTCTCGCCCCCAAGTACGGCCCGTGGTTTGATCATTTGCGAGTCGTTCCCGGAGTCGAGACCGATGACGGACCGAAGGTTGCGGCGTTGGTGCAGTCTTTCGTTGAATCATACCTTGAGGGTTGCATTGACGATCTGCGGGAGTCTGACGGGATTGAATTGGATGAGTCAACGTATCGGGAAGTCGTTGAGGCGCTACGCAAGAAGGTACGAGTCAACATTGACCCGATAGGCGTTGGGACCTCCCCGTTGGACATCCTGAAGGCTAACGGGCTGAACGTGGTCCCCGTGAATTTCGCCAAGGCGTCCCATGTCAAGGACAAGTCGGGGAAGTACAAGCTACGCAACTTGCGGTCTGAAGTCTACTGGAAGTTTCGAGAAGCACTTGACCCTGATACGGGATCGACCATTTGCCTGCCGCCTGACAGGATGCTTCTGCAAGAGCTTGTGGCGCACCGATGGGGGTTGACTACGGGTGGCATTCTCATTGAGGCGAAGGACGACATTAAGGAACGCTTGGGGCGCTCACCCGACCGCGCGGACGCGGTAGTCATGGCGCACCACATGGACTCAGGAATCCGCGGCAGCTATCACAGCGTATCTCTCGGTCCCGCACAGTCTACAGGAGAGCAATCCCGGACGGATTCTGAGACGCTTGACGCGTGGGGGGACAGACTTCACGCGCAACAAATACAGCAACACTTGGGGCAGATTGTACCGGGGCAGAGAATGAGCGCGAGAAGACGGAGGCGAGCGAAATGATGGGGGTATATCGTTTGCGTGATAGGATTGAAGGAGGCATTGACGTTGACATTGCTGAATCCGTTTGTTACAATCCACTTCAAGTCTGAAGAAAACTGAATAAACTCGCCCCGGCGTTTTTTGGGGAACCAATGACAGAACGACGGTAGAACCGTCTCTGTTGTCAATGTGAGTTTGTGCTTGCATTGAGCATTGGGGCGTTTTATTCACGTGGGGTGCATGGATGCAAACTGCTGTCATTCCCGATCGTCATTCTCCGTCCGTCTGGATACCTGAATCTGTCAAGTCCGACCTCCTCGCTAAATCTGCCTCGCATCGTGCCACATTTCACGGGGGCGATGGTCACGAATACGCTGTCCTTGATACTCGCGATCCTCTCTGGCAGGAATTGCAGAAGTCTGCCCGCGCACCTAACGGGATGAAGGCTACCGGTATCCCTCGCCGGATCAATCCCATGCTATATCAGATGGGCGCCTATCGCGGTATCACCAGCATCAACCGCGCGCAAGGGCTGACCAATCAGACGCTTCGACAGATGGCTCAGACACCCATCCTCGCCTCCATCATCAACACCATTCGCAACATGGTTGCCGCCTACAGCATCCCGTTTCGTGAAGAGCGCAAGGCGGGGTTTAGTATCATGCTAAAAAAGTCGTCGAAGACGATGACCCGTTCGGCCAAGAAGAAAGCACAGCAGATCGAAGATATTTTGATGGCGGGTGGGATGAAGACCGCGCACTCCCTGACTGGTGAGATCGCTGTGTGGGACGGCAACGAGGAAGACGTCGCACTGGACTTCTGCCGTGCGAATCAAATGCTGTTCACCGATTCGATGGTTCTGGATTATGCCGGTGTGCGGATTGAGGCTGGCAGCAACCCGAAACGGTTTCCCATTGTGTTCATGCGGCCGGTGGACGCCGCGCAGATACGAAAGACGGTTCCCAAAGCGACAACGCCTCCAGCGGATGCAATCAATCGGTTCAGCATGGCTCAGGCTGCGTCTTCCTTTACGGCAGGAATCAGTGACCAGTACGTCCCTGAGATACGCGAACCGACCAAGCACATCAAGTACGTCGAGATGGGGCAGGATGGGCTATCGGTTGTCAGGGAGTATGCCTGGAATGAGTTTGCCGAGTGGATTCGCAACCCGCGCACTGACATCATGACCAACGGGTACGGTCACTCCGAGTTGGAGTTTCTAATCGAGGTCGTTATCGGCCTGTCCAGCGGGATGAAGTTCAACACGGAATTTTTCACCAAGAACCACGTTCCGCCGGGTTTCCTGTTTCTCATGGGGCAGTACAACGAGGAGTGGTTGGAAGATTTCGAGATGGACATTGAGGCGAACGTCGGGGGGGCCTCTCAATACTGGCGATTGCCCGTGTTGGTCAGCGATGATTCCGATGCAAAGGCCAACTATGTTTCCGTGCGAGAGCAAGGACGCCTCGACATGCACTGGAAGGAATGGATCACATTTCTGATAAACCTCACGCATTCCGTGTACGGCATCTCCCCCGAGCTGACCGGGTGGACAAGCTACTCCACGAAAACGAATTCGTTGCAGGAGGCGGACCCGCAAACGAAGATCGAATCGTCGCAGGATAGGTTTTTCCGTCCGGTAATGCGGCAGAATGAAGAGTTCTGGACAGAGAAAGCTGTCGCACGCATCGACTCCGACTTTTGTTTTGTCTATCGTGGCTTGGACCCAATCAACGAGGAACAAGCACAGAAGGCCGCGTCAGAACGGCTACAAGTCGGTTTGACGATCCCTTCCGAGGAACGCGCTGAACAAGACCGACCGGAGATCATCGACCCGAAGGACGGTGAACAATGGGAAGCCTGCCAGAAGGCGATGGCCAAGAAGTTCCCTGACTTGGAAGAAGAAGACCCCGACCAGTTCCGCGAGTGGTGCGTGAAGCTCTACAAGCACATGGGGGGCAAGTTGGCATTGTGGCCGCAAGCGCCGACCAATATGTCGCAACTGCAAGTGTGGATGCGGGAACACTCTGAAGACCTGCAACCAGCACAACCGGACATGGGTATGATGGGACCCGACGGGCAGGAGCAAGACCCAAATGCCGGATATGACCGGTGGGGGATGGAACCACCGGGAGGCGCGCAGTCTCCTGAAAAAGACCAGGGACCACCACCACAAGGGCAACTTCCACCGGGACAGGCGCCGCCGCAACCGCCGCAATACGGGCAGCCAATGGGCAAGTCGTTCAATCGTGTGATCGAGGTCGTCGTTCGATGAATTCGTCTATGACCACCGTCCGCTTCCAACTTGGCGAGTATCGAGACGTGGAAGACTTGGTGGACATCACCAAGGCGTTATTGACCATGCCTGACGTGGTGGCCGGGCTGAATGGGCAGCTTGCCAAGGCCATGAAGCCGGGCAGCGTGTCAACCGGCGGCCTCGCCGGAAAAGCACTCCAGCGGGAGAAGGACGCGGCGAAGACACGGATCGTTGAATTGCAGGGTGACTTCCGGGAGCGGTTCAACGACCACGTGCAGGACTGGCGGGACTCCGTGGATCGGTATCATTCCATCTACGCGAAGAGTCCAGACGCAGCGAAGGAGTACCTGGCGCAACAAGAAAAGAAGCTGCTTTACCGTGCGCGGCGAGACATCCGCATTGCGTACCGTGACATGTTCGAGCAAGGCAAACGAAGCGCCGGAAATCTCCTGTCGATGGACACGTCCGAGGGGAAGTTACTTGAGAGATTGCGTCGGGATGAGTTTCTCTACCTGAGGAACTTCATGGCTGACATCCGGCATGGGTCCGGGAAGATGGACTATGGCGAGAGAGCAAACCTGTATGGAAACGCAGCGGGCGAGGCAGCATGGGCGGGATTTGTGGCAGGGGACCTATCCCATGATCGTTGGCTAAAGTGGGTCTGGTCGCCAGAGTCCGAGCATTGCGTTGATTGCGAGAAGTTGTCAAAGGCCGGTCGATGGAAGGACGGTATCTACTCCGCCAATGAACTGATGCGGATGGGCGTGTTTCCGGGTTCCGGGAAGCTGACCTGCACCACGCGCTGCAACTGTCGCTTGGAAGAGACGAAGCTCCGACGCAAGTTCAAGGAGTCGGGACCAATCAAACCTTTTGAGACAGCGGAACGAAAGCCGTCGATTCGCCCCCACTTGGAACGTCAGAAGCCGAGATACAAGCACAAGTGGGCTGGAAGGGTAAAATGAGCGTTGATATGTGTCAATTCCGCATGGGCATGAAGGTTGAGCGCGAACACACTGACGTTGTGGCGAACGACCCCGACGGGGCAATGAAGTCTATCGCCCGGATAGTTCTCGCGCACCTGAAGGAAGACCCGCAGTACTATACCAAGCTGACGCGGATAGAGAAGTCGTTACAGCGTGATTTTCACTTGGAAGGTGGACAGGGATCAGCGCATAAGGGCGCGCATAAACGGGCAGGGAAGGCCGGTGCGCCAGTGGCGGTGCCGCGACAGAAAACGTCGAAGCAAGCTCCTACCGCTGAACGTAAGCCAGAAGACCCTGACAATATACGTCCCCATGAAATGACGCATAAGGAGTTCAAAGACGCTCATGACAAAGTGAGGTTGTCTATCGTGGATTACAGCAGTGACTTTCGTGACAACATAAAAGCATTGCAGGATGCAGGATGGGCCGTTTACCGCAATCTGAATAACATCAATCGGTATTACGCCGAAGGATATGAGGGGAAGGCGGTTATGCCCCATGTTGGTTTATCCTGTCCAAGATTGAAGGGCAACGTAGGAAAACGCGAAATAAAGTCATTCCCAAAGGGGAGGCAAATGACTGGGAACCTACCCGATGCGCCATCACATAGGTTTTATGTAATGCAAGCGGTCGAACAACATAGATATGTCTCACCCGAGGTCCTTGCTGAGTATCCCGATATCGCGGAAGCATACAAAGGTATGTTGAAGGCATTGTTTACCCCGACTTCCAATGAAGAGGTTGCAGCCATGTGGCGAGCGCAAGCGGCCGCGTGTGGCTCTTCACTCCTCGTTAAATCCGGCAAGTCGTTTCGCCTGTGGTTCCCGTTTGTCTGGTGCAGGTCACAACTGTCTCTCTTCGACAACGCGCCAAGCGCGCAGCAGCCACACCATCTTGTTGGCGGGTACGGGTCTTCTCACCGCGGGGCGAAACACGCGCCGGGGAAGGCGGCAGAAAAGACCCGCGGCATTACCCCTGCGCATGGCCGCGAGGTCAAGCGGGCCCTCGCGGAAGGAAAGCAGGTCCCACCTGAAGTGCTGGCAGACTACCCGGAACTCGCAGCGAAGGAGGCGGCCTTCAGTAGGCAGCCGGACAAACTGATTTTCAATGAAGAATACGATGGGCCACGGCATACCTACGGGATGAAACATCGACCGCCGGGGTACGGAAACATACCTAAGGGATTCATCATCGGGTCTGATAAACCACACCACAAATTCACTTATGGAACGATTGACTATTCCGTCCCATTGACTCAACACGAAAAGGATTCCTACGAGCTAACCTCAGTGGACGTGAATGCCGACCTTCTGCCTCCGATTCCCGATTCGCTGAAATCGTACGATGAGGAAAAGCTGACAGACAAGGCATGGGCAAAGGACATGCTGAAGGATTTGCACGATTACAGTAAGGAAGACCCCGACAACAAAGACATTGAGGAAGCGCAGCGTTGGTTAATGAAGGTATACCCAGACATTCGTTATTGACTGACGCTAAACCAATGGTAACGCACTATGAATAGACTCCTGCTATCATTCATCCCAGACTTCGCGAAGGCACGCATGGGACTGGTACAACAGAAAGTGCCTGTTCATCGGGATACGGGCATCACCTACGAGACTCGATGGATTGACCCGCGTAAGGATCAGCTTTCGTTGTTCGGCGCGGAGAAACCTGAAGAGTCCATCAAGCGGGTACGGACGCGCAAGCCAGCAGCACCGAAGACCAAGACCACAGCGACGCTCCCGCAGTTTGCAGGGGCCAAAGACGAGAAGACACAACTGTCGTTGCTGTTCAACTTCGATGAACCGACCAAGGAGGAAACACCCAATGACCAACGATTACTATTCGACCCTCTTCATGGAGACGTGGCGGGAAGCACAGCCCAAGACGTACCGCCAGTGGAAGCGCGAGGGCGTACTCGACCAGAAGGCGAGCGAAGCAAGCGAGAAGATCAAGGACAAGGTGGCAACACTGGTATCACAGGGGCTGGACCTGTGCGAAGCGAGGGAGATCGCCTACCCGATGTACCTGTACCCCCCGCAGAGCAACTGACACCTGTTCCAGCATTCCAAGCAACGAGCCTGACCGAACGCCTGAATGACATTAACAACGACCAGGATGTTGTTCTCAAGCTGTCTGACCGTATTGGCGAAGGTAGCGTAAAGGACAAAGCGCGTGATAACCTTGCTGCGCTTGACCTTGTCGCAACGCTGGAAGCGGAACAACGGGACCCCACTGAACAAGAACGTCGGGTATTGTCCCGATGGGTGGGTTGGGGTGCATTCGGGCAGGTGTTTCACCCGAAGTTTGAGAAGTATGACTGGTACGATGACTACAAGGACATTCCAGACTACGTTCGGGCGAAATGGTCAGGTGCGGACGAGAAGCACTTTCAACTCCGCCAGGAGATCAAGTCGCGCCTGTCAGAAGATGACTTCGAGGCTGCCTATAAATCCTCGCTCAACGCACACTTTACCTCCCCTCCCGTTGTCAGAGCGATGTGGGACATGGTTCATAGACTTGGGTTCACCGGCGGGCGTGTCCTTGAGCCTGCAATGGGGCATGGGAGCTTCTTCGGTTTTCAGCCTCCCGCATCGAGCAACAGATCCCGCAGGACCGGGGTAGAACTGGAGCCATTCACCGGGAAGATTGCTAAATGGCTGTACCCGGCAGCGGACGTGAAGATTCAAGGGTTTGAGGAAACAACACTCCCCAACGACTACTTCGACCTCGCCATTTCCAATGTGCCTTTTGGGAACTTCCCCGTTCACGATGCTGAATTCAATCGGACCAACCGCGGGTGGCTGACAAAACAGATTCATAACTACTTCTTTGCCAAGTCCATCGACAAGGTTCGTCCTGGGGGTCTGGTGGCATTCATCACCTCGCATCACACGATGGACGCCCCCTCTCACAAGGCATTCCGGGAGTACTTGGAAGATCAGTCTGACCTTGTGGCGGCAATTCGACTGCCGAACGATGCCTTTGCCGGTAACGCCGGAACTCGCGTGACCACGGACATTCTCATTCTTCAGAAGCACGATCCATCCGATCCGGCGTTTGAGTCCCTTCACCCACGAGACGCAGAAGGGCGGTTCATTCGCAAGTGGTCTGATACGGTTAAGATCAATGTTCCACATGGCGACGGTGGGGAACAGGAGATTGACCTGAACCAGTATTTCGCTGTTCACCCGGAGATGATGCTGGGGGTCATGGGGGCAGGTAGTGGCTTTGGGCAGATGTCGGAAAAGGAATCCGGCATGAAAAGCGATGGAAGAGACTTGGCGAAAGCGATGGAGGAACTTACAGCCTCGCTCCCTGAAGGCATTATGACCCAGGCTTCTGCCGAGACTGAGCAATTCCAGAAAGCAGCAGAAGAGGCCATATTGGCTACTGACGGTACAAAGGTTGGCGCCTTTGTCGTTGAAGATGGGAAGCTGTACCGTGCAAAGCAGGGGTCTCTCGATTCCCCCAAGACACTTGTGGAAGTAAAGGCGGCGGGTAAGAAACGGGAGTGCATGATCGACATGGTGTCGCTGCGACAGAGTGCGCTCAACCTGATTGCCGAGCAATACCGAACGGGTTCCGATGAACAGTTGCCGAGGTTGCAAGAACAGCTTAATCGTGAGTACGATGCCTTCGTTAAGAAGTTTGGCAACCTTCACGACAAAGCAAACGTTCGCGCGTTTCAAGATGACCCGGACTGTGGTCTGGTACTGAGTCTGGAACGGATCAATGCAGACACTGGCGAAGTAACCAAAGCTGACATCTTCGACAAGCGAACCATTCTCCCCGCAATGCGGATAGAATCGGCGGATACTCCACTTGATGCTCTCGGTGTCGTTCGCAACGAGAAGGGTGAGATTGACTGGCAGCGCATGAGCGAACTCCTCCGTCGTCCGGCGAACGATATTCGTGATGAACTGGCAGCAGCCGGACATATCTATCGGGACCCCAGCAGGGCAAGTGATCCGGTAACTGCCGGATGGGTGATGGCTGAAGAATACCTGTCCGGGGAAGTCCGAGAGAAACTACGACAGGCTGAATCAGTAGCCGCAACCGACAAGGACTACCAGCGCAACGTCGAATCCCTCCAACTGGTGCAACCGAAAGACCTGACTCCTGACCAGATTTCCGTTAGACTTGGAGCCAACTGGATACCGCTGGAGTACATCAACGCATTTGTGAACGAGACGTTCAAGAACCGTGGGTACAATGCGAAAGATATGGTCACGTATGACCGTACAACCGGCACATGGAAAGTTCAGGCGTTCCCCTCGTATTTCAAAGACAGATACGAGAACAACACCCTTTGGGGAACCTACCGCCTGTCTGGTCGGGACGTGTTGTTAGGCTGCCTGAATATCAGAGACATCACGGTCTACGACTCAATAATGGACGACGAGGGCAAAAACAAGAAGGTCGTCAACCAGAAGGAAACGGCGGCGGCCCGTGACAAGCAACAACAGATGCAGGAAGTGTTCAAGCAATGGCTGTGGCAGGATTTTGACCGGGCGCACGCCTGCGTGAGAATCTACAACGACACATTCAACGACTACCGCATTCGTGAGTACGATGGGTCTCACCTGACGCTGCCTGGAATGGCTGCGCACATTGGCGGGACAAACCTTCGCAAGCACATCTATGACGTAGTATGGCGGGCAATATCGGAGGGAAACTGCCTATTTGACCACACTGTAGGAGCCGGTAAGACAAGGGCTATTGCCGCGACGGCAATGGAATTGCGGCGACTTGGTCTGGCCAAGAAGCCGATGGTCGTTGTTCCGAATCACATGATCGCTCAATGGGATCGTGAGTTCAGGGAGTTCTATCCCGGCGCGAAGATTCTCACTGTCTGGCAGAAGTCGTGGTCCCCGAAGAAACGCAAAGAATTGACCGCACAGATCGCTACTGGTGATTGGGATGCTGTCATTATGACGCATTCTTCCTTCGAGAGAATCCCCATTGGAAAAGACATCCTGAGGGCGAGCTTCAAGGAGCAGATTGCTGACATTGAGGCAACGATTCGCGATGCTGGTTACTCTCCTGAAGCACTGAAGGCAATGAGTGGGGATGACCAAGGCCTGAAGAAGGATAAGACTGCCAAAGAACTGAAGAAGCAGTTGGAAACCCTTGAGGTCAATCTGAAGAACGCTCTCGACAAGGTAAAGGAAAAGCAGGATACCGCGCTGAACTTTGATAAACTCGGGGTGGATGCTCTATTGGTTGATGAGGCCCACAATTACAAGAACCTGTTCTTCGCTTCCAAACTGAAAGGCGTGTCGGGTTTGTCTGGTTCCGCGTCTGCCAAAGCGATGGACATGTTCGTCAAGTCGCAGTGGATGCAAAAGAAGAATGGCGGGCGAGGTCTGATTTTTGCTACAGGTACGCCGATTGCGAACTCCGTGGCTGAGATGTGGACCATGATGCGTTACCTCGCAGCCCCCATGCTCAAGCGAAAGGGAATGAATCTCTTTGACTCATGGGCTGCCACGTTTGGCCGCACAGTGACGAAGCTGGAAAAGGCCCCTGAAGGCGGGTATCGTCCACGGACAAGGTTTAGCCGGTTTGAGAATGTCCCCGAAATGGTGAAGATGTACCGGAAGATCGCTGACGTGAAGACGAGAGAAGACCTTCCCTATCTGCCCATCCCTGAACATGAGAACATCAACCATGCGGTCCCCTCGTCTGACGCGACAAAGGCGTACATGGAGACGATCATTGACAGGGCAAAGGCTATCCGGTCTGGCCAAGTGCAACGAGATGAAGACAACATGCTGGCAATCTGCACCGATGCTCGGAAAGCGTCTCTCGACATCCGGTTGGTACGTCCGGGCGCTCCTGACGATCCTAACAGCAAAGTCAACGAGTGCGTTCGCCGCATTCATGGTATCTGGCAGGACAAAGCCGATGACAAAGCGACGCAGTTGGTGTTCATTGACATGGGTGTCCCAAAACGAAAGAAGGGAATGACCGCAGAAGAGGCGGAAGCGCAGGGCGATGCGGAGGAGACTCTTACAGACAGCATCTATCAAGACATCAAACGCAAACTCCTTGCCCGTGGGATTCCTGAAAGCGAGGTCGCCTTTGTTCACGACTTCAAGACCGATGAGAAGAAGAAGCAACTCTCCGACATGATGAACTCCGGCAAGATCCGGGTGCTAATTGGGTCTACTGAGAAGATGGGGTCCGGGCTGAACGTACAGGAACGACTCTTTGCTCTCCATCACATTGATTGCCCGTGGCGCCCTGCTGACATTGAGCAACGAGAAGGACGCATCATCCGACAGGGGAACATGTATAAAGAGAAGGGTGTCCCCGTGCAGGTGCATCGTTATGCGACCGTGGACTCCTTCGATGAATACATGTGGCAGACGATCACTGAAAAGGCGAAGTTCATTGCACAGGCTCGTCGAGGCGACGCGTCGGTCCGGGAGATGGAAGACGCTGGCGATATGGTGATGACTGCGAACGAAATGCTGGCCGTAGCTTCCGGGAACCCGCTTATCAAGGAAAAGATGGAGATTGAGGCGGACCTGAACCATTTGGGCAACCTGAAGCTGGCACATCAAAGGAGTCAGTACCTCGCTCAGGATCGTATCATCAAGATGACTCAGAAGAATTTGGAACTGGCAGAACGACATCGGCTTGAGGGAGACGTGCAGAAGCACTACGAAAGCCACAAGCCAGAGAAGTTCGCCATTCGCATTGGTGGACAGACTTTCGACAGCCAGGAGAAGGCCGTTCCCGTTCTCGTGCAATCCATTCACACGGGGTGGCCCGATGCGGTGAAGGCTGGGCGAGGCGTGCAGGTTGGAGAGTATGCCGGCTTTCCTTTATTCGTAGTAGATCACAAGTTACAAGCTGGGCTGGCCGTGAAGCTCCCCGATGGAAGACAAGTAGGGGTGCTTGATGCTGACAAGCTGTCTGGCAGTGCTGATAGTATCATGGGCAGCATTCGCGGCGTACTCCGCGTAACCCCTGAAAGTCTGGAGAGAATCCAGAAGGACATTCAAGCAAACAAGGCAGACATGGAACGGTTTCAGTCAGATATCGGTAAGCCGTTTGACCGAGAAGAGAAGTTGAGGGCGATGGAAGCGCGTAAGCGCGAAATTGACGAGGCGCTGGGCAAGATGGACTCCGACGCCGAAGACATTGAAGATACGGTCGAGAAATCCTTCAACCTCTATTTCAAGAGCCTCACCGTTCACCAGCCATTCTGGCTGTGGTTTCCGTTTCACAAGTCGCAATTGGGGTTTGACTTCGGGGGTAGTATGTCTCCGCCGGTGCATCTCGAAGGTGGAACCGGATCGAGCCACAAGGGAAGTCACCGGCGACCGGGGAAGAAGACTGTCAAGAAGCAGAATGCTCCCGTCTCCGTGAAAGAGCCGTTGGTAGACTACCCGGATTTGGCGAGCAAAGAACCACCGCGACACGTTGCCCGAAAAGTGAAGGAACTCAACAAGAAGATTTGGCATGGTCGAAGGTACGGCATGGATGCTGCATACGATCGTGCTATTAACGATGGTGGTCGCGCCATCCGAGAGAAGGAAGCAGAACTGCTGGCGCTGAGACAAGAGCGCGATGAATTGCTGCGGCCATACCGCGCTGCTGCAAGCATGGGGAAGTCCCTCGTCAAGCAGTACCAGCGGAAGGACCCCAATACGGGGAAAATGATCACCGTCAAGGAACATACGGACAAGCGCGTCAAAAGACAGATGGCAGCTCCGACTGGCAGAACCAAGGCTCCACGGGCGGCGCCAGTTGCCGTGTCTCGTCCTTCGTCTCAAAAGCCTGCGAGTGGTTCCAGGCGGCAACCGCACCCATTGACATCAAAATACCACGAGGGCGTTGTTGCCCGCATAAATTCTCTCAGCCGCACGGCGTCTTCGGGGAAGATCGACACATCCGGCTCGTCCGGGAAAGCCGGACTTGGACAAGATACCACCGCGGAACAAAAGCTGGCGTTGACAAAGCGGAACACGCATAACGCGTTGAACATGGTCGCCCATGTTGCCGGGCGCAAGGGAACGCTGTTCACGCCCGAAGGCGTTATGCGATTGATGGACTCAGTGAACGTTGCGATCAATAAGGGACTTGTACCTGAAGGGACGCTCATGCGGACCGGCGATTCCGACAAGTTTCCATACACGAAAGTTGCAAAGCTCCCTGCCGCCAAGCAAGCCTTTGTAACCGAGTTGGCCAAACGGCTCAATGCCAATGAAGACCCGGTAGAGACCGGCGCTTTCATTCACTGGCGCATGAACTTTCTTGACCATTTCTATCAGGATGGCGTAGGTCGTTCAACAGAGATTCTGGCAGCGTTGCCCTTTATGCGTGCGGGGAAACCGTTGCCGCGTCCAGCCGGTAGCCGGATGGAACACTTTGCATACGCTCCAAAGGAAGCGGGCGACACCGAGCAGTCCTACCGCAAGTTTGTGGACTACTACCGAAAGTTGTCCAGGGCGTCTACTGATTTCAATGGGCAACCTGCCAATCCTGATGGCGCTGACACATACGAGCAATACAGAACCGCGGAGGGAGAATGGACGCCTGAGAGATTGGCGTTGCATGACAAGATCGAAGCGGCGTTTTTTGATGGGAAGAAACCATCCGAATCTCCGGTGAGTTTTCTCATGGGTGGCGGCCCGGCTTCTGGTAAATCAACGATCCTGAAGTCTGGTGAGGTTACGATCCCCGACGATGTTGTGATGGTTGACAGTGACGAAATCAAAGCGCACTTGCCGGAATACAACGCGATGGTGTCGCAAAAAGACACCAGGGCAGCCGTGTACGTGCATGAAGAATCATCCTATCTTTCCAAGCGCATCATGGCCCGTTCCGCGGAAGAAGGATTCCATACCTTGGTGGACGGTACGGGGGACAACAGCATTGAAAACGTGCGAAAGAAGGTCAATGCGTTGCGCGCCAAGGGGCAAAAGGTCGTTGCGCACTACGTAACAGTCCCTACCGATATGGCCGTGGAGAGAGCGGGCGCACGAGCTAAACAGACAGGGCGCGTTGTCCCGGAGAGTTTCATCCGTGCTACCCATGCAAGCGTTAGCCGCGTCATGCAGGAAGCCGTTAGCGAAGGACTCTTTGATGAATTGACGTTGTGGGATACGAGGCACGACAAGCCCGTGAAGGTTATCAGTTCACAAGGAAAGAAAGTAACTGTCCACGATCACGGATTGTGGGATGAGTTTATCGCGAAGGGGAGTGAGGCGTAGTGTCTCTCACAACGGATGAGATGATCCAGATTCAGGTGGACTTGATGAATGACAAGACGCCACGCGTAACGGGTCCCGATGCAGACGCCTATCGCCAGTCACTGGAAGGCGACATCGCCAAGGCGAAGAAGGAAGGCTGGTCACTGGACGTTCCAAAAGAGTGGCCGGACATGCCGGATGATAAACCTGCCGCGGGTTCCGTTGGCGATAAGCCACCTGCTCCCGTGTCGGATTCTCAAACGTCTAGCAAGGTCGCTCCTGCTACGACCGGGACGCAAACATCTATTGCACGTGCTGCCTATGAGCAAGTGAGCGGTGCGCTTGGCGGGGCAGGCACAGTGACGGTGCGTATCAAGGGCGTACCGATGAACAAAAGCCAGAGAACGCACAAGACCGGCGACAGTGACGTTGCCGTTCGCATCACGGTTGACGACATGGACGCGCTCAAGACTGCAACGCAGCTTGTCAGGCGGAACCTTCGCATTGTAGATGAAGACGACTACAGTGACGGGCATCCATCGGGGTCCGGATACCGGGCAGTTCATTACACGATAGACGTGGATGGGCAGTCGGTAGAATTGCTGATTCGCACACAGAATCAAACGCGGTGGGCGGATTGGGCACATGATGTGATTCAGAATCCATCTCTACGAAACGATCCGGCGGTCTTGAACTATGCCCGGAGGCTGGGCGACCATTTCCACGCGAAAGATTCCGGCAAGTATCACATTCCGAAACCTGATTGCCCACCGGCGGTGCAGCAGGCGCAGTTGTGTTTGTGAAAGGAAAAGCATCATGCAATGGTTCGTCGTAGTCTACGACAGAGAGACGCGCAAGGCGATTGCGTTTGACGAGTTCCCCGACAGCGAAGATGCGAAGGCAATGGAAGCCTACGGGGGGTATCTCAAGCAGTATCAGGGCGCTCGGTATGACGTGCAAGTCGGCGCGGCTGAATCCCGCGGGAAGTTTTTGAAGGGACACCCCCGATTCTGTGGTGTGGCAGTCAAGGTGTCACCTGAATCGAAGGAAGCTCCCGATGAAGCGTATCGGGAACCGGAATCGAACGATAAGGAAATCTCACTGGACTGATCCATGCTGAAACTTGCATTCCCCTTCTTCAAGTCAACCGCTGCTCCCCCCGAGGATGCTCACCGTTGCGCCGCGGGGCATTACCACGCCGTCTGGTTGTCGCAGAACGGTGACAAGTACGGTATCTGCCCGCATTGTTGGAAGAAGTGGGGATTCTCCGGGTACTTGGCGAAGTCGTTTGGCGAGAGTCCGTTGGATGGGAGGCTGGAAAAAGCGCACGTCAAGGGCCACTACCGGACGGTCGGCGGGAAGCGGGTCTGGGTGCGGGAACATGAAGACAAGAGGGGGAAGCATACGCAGCCGCATCATTTAGCTCGTCCGACGCTGACCCCCGGCGAAGACTACGCGCAGAACGGCACGCGGTCGAAGGCGTTCAAGGCGTGGTTTGGGCCGTGGGAAACTGATCCGGAGAAAGCGTCAAAAGTCGTCAATGAAGACGGAAGCCCGAAGGTCGTTTATCATGGGACACAAGCAGATTTCACGGAGTTTTCGTTTGGAGCCCTACGATCCGCAACGAACCATCCGACGACTTATTTAGGGTTTTTCTTCACGGAAGACAGGATTCAGGCGAGAAAGTTTTCAGGGGAGAAATTTATACCGGTGCTTGTTGATGAGAATGCGCTACTACGGGATATGGGCCTATATGATGCTTGGTTTTCAATGGATGGCCCTTCAGATGAGCAAAGAACAGCGTTCCGGGATGAATATGCGAAAAGGCAAAAAGTCAGGATCGAGACACCTAAATCGTCTCACACCCTCTCTGTGTATCTCAGAATTAGGAAACCATTTACTCTGACGTTTAAGCAATGGTGCAGGCATTTCACTGATCCTCTTATTGATGAAACCGAGGAGTCGGATGAAAGAGTGAAGAGCAAGGCTATGCGCCTTCGTCAATGGCTGAAACATCGCGGTTATGATGGCATTCATTTTCTTCCTCAGGGCAAGCCAGGGAAAAGGGGAGAAGGAGAATACGCCTATGATACATGGATCGCCTTCTCCCCGACGCAGATAAAGTCCGCGGACAACGCGGGAACCTTCAGCCCGGACGACGCGGACATACGCAAGTCCTTCCGCCTCGTCTTCCCGCAGTCATCTCCCTTTGACGGTCAGGCGTGGTCGGCGGAGATGGCGGAATTGCGCAAGGCTGCCAAGAAAGCGAAGAAGCTCGACTTTGGTGAAACGTCCGCCTCCGGCGAGCGGTGGGTAACGGTTCACCCCCACGGTGACGACGAGAAGGGAATGCCGGTCCTTCTCCAGCAGAACCCGGACGGCACGTACACGGTCAAAGGCGGGGCAGGCGGCACGCTGAACGGCCTTCGCATGACCGATGTGAAGACGCACGATGAATACAAGAATGTTGCCCGGCAACGAGCGGTTGAGAAGCGCGAGAAGGCGGAAGTTGAAAAGGAAGCGCGATTCTCCAAGTTGTCATTGGAACACGCCAAGAAGGTATCCGCGGAGGCAATGGAAAGCGGAACCCAACTCGACAAGGAGCAGATAGCGAAGATCGCTGCCAAGCGCGCCCACGAGGAGTTGAAGGAAGAGCGAAAGGCGAAGACGAAGGAGCAGGAGAAGTTGGTCGTTCGCCAAGTGGAGAAGCAGCAGGACAAGATTGCGGAGATTGCCAAGGCGCAAGGCTGGGAAGGGTACGAATTGTCCGATGAAGCCATTGGGAAGGCGCGCGAGGCTGCGTCCAAGAAGATTCTCAGTGACAACCCGGAACTGGCGTTTGACCTGCAACATGGCGATGACAAGGATCAGAAGCAGGCAAAAGCAAAGCTATCCGCGAAGATCGGCAAGGCCGTTGAGCGCGTGAAGAAGATTCACCATGCCCAACTGTACCGTCGGGCAAAGGAGGTTGAGCGCAATCTGCGGGATACTATTGTCACTGCACATGAAGACATTCAAGCGGACACGCTCGGCGACCTGGCTGTTGGCGACCTCGTGCAAAGCACGATGGGGGATACCGGCAAGGGGTTTATCGCCAACCTTCAGGATGAGGCAGAACGTCGAGGGATGGACATTCCCGCGGCGCATGTTGAGGCAGCGGCGCAAGGGCACCAAAGCCTGATCGAGCGTCATGATGGCGACATGGAAAAGGTCGCACAGTCAGTCCAGATGATTGACCGATTCCAGCGCGGGGCGCAGCAGTCACGGCAGGCCGTAGCGGAGATTCAGGCGCAACTTGGGGAGATGGGCGAATCTCTGGAAAAGATCAAGGGACTGGACACAATGCCCAAAGCGGCGTCCGTCGAAGACGCGGTCAAGGTACTCAGTTCCCTGAAGGCGCATGATGCAGAGTTGAAAGCGATTCGCAATGCGCTATCTGAAGTAGAAGCCTCGACGATTGATACCCTTCCGAAGGCGGCGGTAGTCGAGGCGGTGGACTTCGATCCTGAGAAGGCGCGCAAGTTAGTCGCGAATGACCTTGGGGAGTCGCGGCGGCAGCGTTCCATGTCGGCACTCCTGGAAGCATACAACGCACAGGACGCAGCAACACCGATTCGAGAGCATCGTTTGACCGGACACGTAGCGTACTTGTCCAACGTCTCCCACCTGACGGGAGTCCATGCACCTGACCCCGTGATGATAGACACGCTTGGTGAAAGCGGCACGGCTCACGTGATGCGGCGCGCACTGGAGTTGTCCGGGGCGGATATGCAGGGAATTCGTGGTGCGCTGGCAGAGCATCACGTGGCGACACAGGTTGCCATCGCCGACGCTGCAACGCTCGAAGCAACCGAGTTGTTCAACGCGGCAGACAACGTGGAGATCATGCCGATTGAGTCGGTTGACGAGATGCTGGCCGGGCTGACGAAGAATGAGCAAAAATTGGAACTGGTACGGCAAGGCCGGAAGAAATTAGGGCTGGCTCTTGGGCGGCTCGAAGCGGCAGGGGCGCTTAACGAGGCGTTGATGGGCAAGAGTGACGGGAAGGAACGACAGGTGTCTCTTGGTGCTGTCGGCATGAAGGATGCCGTTGTCAAAGCTCATGCCCTCGGACTGGGTGAGGCAGACACGTTTGACGCTAATGGGAACCTCGTCAAGCAAGGTGATTTTCAGGTCTACAATGACGGGAAGAACAAAGTGTTGATCCTGCATCAAGCCGGGCTGGATCGCCTTGCCAATAGTGTCATGGAATCGCCGGAACACGCGCAACGGGTGAAGCTATCGAACGCCATTCGTACCGGCCAACACGACGAACAAGGTTGGTTGCCCAAGGGGTTTTCTCCAAGACCGGAGATTAACGTGTCTGCGGGGGGGAGCTGGAACGTCCCGCATTCTCCGTTGGACGTTGACCTATCCGAGGCGAAGGGCGCCGATGACATCGCAGAATCCTTGCGGGAATACATCGCAGCGCGCAAGGCTGGCACGGGGCATGAACCCGGCATGATCTGGAAGGAATTGTTGTCTGCCGAAATGAGAAATGGCACGCCTAAAGGAATGCACCAAGCGTATGACGATGCCCTGGATATGATCGTGCCGCCGTTCAAGCCAAGCAAGGCCGCTAAAACGGATCGCTCGTTGCGCGCGATGGAACAGGTGGAGTGGAACAAACAACGCGACGCGACACTTAACTCTTTAGCTGAGAAGTGGATTGACAACAAGGTGTCTTCGGGTGAAATGACGGCTGACGAGGCGAGTGTCCATAAACAGTCAGTACCGCAGAACTGGCAGATGCGCGACCTGCTTTACCAGTCCGTTTTACAAGACCCCCGGTTGCAGTACGCTTATATACCGCTTGGGAACCTTGGGGATCGTGGAAGACGGGCTGTGCGTGAGTATGCATTTGAGCATTATTTCCCGAATGAAGAGCGCAGCCAAGCCGATCCCGTATGGCAAGAAGAACAACTGACGGGTCTTTCCACGGCAACGGACCGAGCGAATAAACTTGGTTCATATCCGGCGTATGTTCAACACGAGTGGAGCAAATTACTCGCGCAGGGTCTGGACCCATATACCGAAATCCAGAAACATTGGCGGGAGTCATCTGTCACGCCTATCGGCATGTTTGGTGAAACACCTGAGCCACATGACTTTGCGACGGTAGACCTTAACGATGACGTTGCTCTTATTGCGGCAGCCAAGAAACGTCCCGAAGAACTGAACTATACCGAGAAGAAGCGCGTGGACACAGATATAGCATCTGGAACTTACCGCGAGATTGTTCCTAAACTGGAGGTAAGCGATACCCGGTCGGAGAAAACCATTGCAGATGAAGTGCGGGGGCGTATCAAGGAACGCCTGCGAGATTACGCCTATCGAAATATGATGCACGTGCGCCCCGAAGGCATGGAAAAGCTGACAGGGTATGACCCCGACAAGGCCCCACCGGCGAGTGAACGTTGGGCGCGGTATATGTCTGCAATGGGTGGTGGGACCGGCAAAGCCGAAGAGCGTGCTTACCAAACAATTCAGGAGAAGATGCAGGGAGAACTTGCTGAACGCTTTGCGAAGGGATTCAAGCAATGGACGGGGCATGACTTCCAAACGGTAGCAGTGCCGTTGAAATATTTTGACGCGCACATGAAGGCAACCATGTCTGCCCAAGATTACGAAAAGGCAAAGAAGCTACTTGCTGAAGCGCAGAGTAAAAAGGCAAAGGTGCAAGCACGACGCGGAAGCAAGTTTGTGAAGGAACAAGAGGGCGCGCTTGCCCTGAAGATGGACATTGCGGGTCAGGATCAACTAAGTGCCTTTGGAGAAATGGAGGGAATGCAGGAGGAGCCGGTGAAGGAGGCGCACCGCTTGAGTTTGGGAAGTCAAGCTGAAGGAATGATCGCCGGGATGATGCCGAAGATCAACCTCAAGAAGGGGACGGTGGCCGCGGGTGACATTGACATGAGCACTGGTGACAACATTTTGCGCCAACGCGCAATCAAGGGCATTGCCGCGATGGGACGGTCGGGATTGACGTACGGGACAGGGAGCGGCAAAACTACGATCGCGCTGGGGGCGCATTCGTACCTGAAGTCTACGGGCGCGGTGAAGCGATCTATCATGGCGGTCCCGTCCGTGGTGCAGGAGCAATTCGGGAGCGAAGGCGCGAGATTTTACGACCCCACCGATCCCAACATGCCAAGTGTGTATGCCGACTCGAAGGGGAGTGCGGCGGACAGGCGAGCGGCCTACAGTGACCAGTCGGGGCACGATGTGGTTGTGGTCACTCACCAGGCGTTACGGGATGACCTGACTTGGGCGTTGTCGCAACACCAGTTTGGTGGGGATACGGCACAGGCACAGGAGTTCCTGCGGACGGCGCCGGAACACGAGCGCAATGAAACGATGAAGGATGCTGTCAGCGCGCAAGGTTGGAACTTCGATATGAGCGTTGTGGACGAAGGGCACAACCTCCTGAACCGCAAGGGGAAAGAGAACTCGATGATGGCGAACGCCATTGACTCCTTCACCCATGACAAGAAGTATCACGTCTCTATGAGTGCCGATCCGGTCAAAAACGACGCGAGCGAGGTTTTTGACTTTCTCCACAAGGTGGCCCCCCAACGGTATATGGCTGAAGATTATCCAGGCGCTGGGCAGCGCGGGGTTGTCACTCGCGGTGAATTCATGCGGAAGTACGCCGTCAACACCCCTGCCGTGCGGGAGGCGCTGTCTCGTGAAATGGAACCGTATCATCTGACCGGACATATCAAGCCACCAGTGGAACGGCAAGACAAGACACACACCGTCTCGATGACGCCCGACCAGCAGACAGAATACAACCGCATGTTGAAGATGTACCAGCGGGCACGCGGGGCACGCAAGAAGGGCGAAGTCGATGTGGAGGCAGTGAAGACACTCTCTCCGGGGTCTTTTGAGAACATTCCCGAGGCAGAGCATGAGGCAATCGCCAAACGCCTTCAGAAGAGTGTCGGGATACTGCGGGATTCCGCACTGGACCGGGTGGTCAATTCTCACCCATCGTCGGCAAAGATGGACTGGCTTGACAGCCGACTCAAGGACATGCCAGCAGACAAGCAGCCCACAATCATCTTCTCGCACAGTCTGTCTGCCGTGTCTGCCATTGCCGACCACCTGAAGAAGCAAGGGGTGCGTGTAGCGGTGTTGCAGGGAAGTATGCGCGGGGACGCGAAAGAAGCGGCCAAGTTGGACTTTTCCCCTGCCTTCGACTCGAACATCGGGAAATATGTGACGCCACCGAAAGCCGATGTGCTGGTGTCCAGTGACGCGGGGTCAGTGGGGATCAACGCACAACGAGCAACGCATGTGATAAATTGGGACACGCCGCACACGTCAATGACCCACGAGCAGCGGGCAGCGAGGGCGCATCGCATAGGCCAGCGTAATGACGTGGTGGTTGATACCGTAGTCACTGATAGCCCGTATGAGAAGCGTCGGCAGGAACGGCTTGCGCGCAAAGCTGACTTGCGAGAAGCATTGACTCGACCAACGGCGGAAGTAGACGATTCAGGGTTGGCAGAAACACTGGCAAGGCACGTTGACAAAGAACGGGAAGATTTGGTACAACGGTCGGTAGATGCACTGAGGAAAGCAGCATAAGAGGGTAATTATGTCAGAACATGTAGGGAAGCAGATTGCGGACGGGATTCGGGAGCTTGCGAAAGCCGCCGGGCAGTACCATCTCGAAGGAGGGAGAGGGAGCAGCCACAAGGGGGCGAAAAGAATAATCGGGGTAACGTCATCGGGAAAGCTAATACCACATCCTTCTGAGGCACATTACAGAGTTCAGCTTCCTGACAATGGAACAACCAAGCCTGCCACCGAACATGCACAGAAGTACTTTCCGGGATGGACAAGCCGAGACCACGATGAGGCTGAGTCGCTCCATGGCGAGCATCGCAAGAAGCTAATGGACGATTGGGATAACATGCGGCGCACTGACGCAACGCCAAACGCGTCCCTCAAGGAGAAAAACCCTGCTCTGTTTGATTCTTTGCACGGCATAAGCAAGCGCATCGAAGAACATGAATCGGCCCGAAGGCTGCACGGACAGATGGGAGCATCCGCGAAGTTTGCGGAGATGGCGCGAGATTATGAAGCAGATGCGGAATCATCTGTGCGTCAGCACGGCCATAAAAAGGCACGGGAATTGGGATGGGAAGTATGACGGCAGGCAAGCAACGACTTCTTGACACTCTCCGCGACAGTGAAACTCACCGCGCGTCTATCATTGCGACGGCGCGCGGGTTACAGCAATCCGCGTTGTCCATGCAGGACAAACTCAATGCCGCGCTTCCCGACTTGGCGCGCGTTGCCGAGTCGGCAGAAGAAGAAGATCGACAGCGCGCTTACTCCGAGTACTTTGGGGCGCGGCAGAACCTGCACCGATGTGAACAAGCCTACCAGCGCGCACGGCGACAGGAGGCGATTGCGGAGGCGATGTAGTCATGTCTGTTAGAACCGACAAACCGGAATTGCTAATATCGTTTCCCCGTGACGATGTGATTCCTTTTGGGGATGCGGCAGATGCGCTCTGTATCGAACGCAAGAGTCTTCACCAGCGGTTGTCTCGTCTGCACAAGTCCGGGTCATTGAAGGATGGTATCGTCTACCGGAAGAAAGTGGTTCGCGAAATTGTCGGTGTCAGCCGGGCGGCATTGGATGAATTGAAACGCAGAGATACTACCTGAAAGTGTAGACATGTCTTCACTACCACAGGTGGCAGCAATTTGTTAGACTCACAGTAATGACAACTGAATAGATGCCCCGGCATTCGGGGAACGAGTTACAGAACGACGGCAGAACCGTCCCTGTATTTTCCATGACGCAAGGTCGCGTCGCGGAGAACGCAAGGACGGTTTTTTTGCATTCGGGGACAACAAGCATGGCAGACATCGAAATTCTTGTTCCGATCAGCAAGGCGACCAAAGACCCTAAGACGGGGGGCTTTTGGGTAGAGGGCGTGGCAACGGATGAGTCCATTGACTGGACCAACGAAATCACTGCCGCGTCGGATGTGCAGAAGTCTCTCCCATTACTCCAGAAGCACGGGCTTCTGAACTACGATCACGGGAAGTATCCGATTGGTAACGTGAAGGACGCCGAGCAGCTTCCGGCTATAACTCTCAAGTCCATGTTCCCAGGTAAAGCATTCAACGGAACCGGAACGTGGGTAAAGGGGTGGGTGCATCCCGTTACGGAATACGCTCCCGAAGACCTTCGCATGGTGCATCACCTCGCAGAAGTGGGTGCGGACCTGTTCTTCTCCATTCAGGGCGGAGTCAACAAGTCGAAGAATCAGTCCGTCACAACTAAAAGCGGGCGACAAGTAACTCTGATTCATCCTGAGTTTGTGAATCAGGTCGCTATCACCACCCAGCCAATCAATCCCAATGCTATTTGTCGCATGGCCAAGTCTCTTTCTGCCATGCTTCAGACTGATTGGGAAAACGATGATACTCCTATCAAACTGTTGGTTCCGTCGGTGGAACTTGCCAAGGGGATGGAGGCTGGTAGCGGAACCGATGCCGCGGGTTTCATCGGCGGTCGTGCTCTGCAACCGGAATCCCTGCACGGGATGGAGACGACTACATTTGACTGTCCCAAATGTGCCGCGAAGGTGCAGAAGGGGATGCGGCACTGCCCCTCGTGTGGGGGCGTGTTGCATCTTGGGAAGTCACTGGCTGACGGGCTGCGCGAGTTTTCCAAAATGGTATTGCGCATGTAGATGGGTTCAACGGTCCAGTAATCAATCTGGCCGAAATAATAGAAAGCTCAAGGAGGTAATTAAACATGAGCGAACAGTTGGAAGAAATCTTGACCGAATTGGAGGATCAGGAAACACCGTCGGGCGGACTGGTGGCAAAGGCATTTTCCGCGTTGGGGGATCTTGTCAAGTCCATGAAAGGCAAAAATAAAATGGATGACGACGAGGAACTCAGCGAGGAAGAGCTGGCTGCCCTGGCCGCGGAAGCAGGCGACGAGGAAGACAAGGACAAGAAAAAGGAAGGTGACGAGAACGAGGAAGACGACGAAACGCTCGCCCGCTCGTTCTACGACCGGGCTCTTCAATCCGAACCGCTGTCTGGAGTCGTGGACGGCGTGGCGATTGTCCGAGAATTGCTGAAGTCGTTCAGCGACCATATCTATGATACGGTCAAGCCACTCGTGCAGGAGGTCAAGGCGCTCCGCAAGTCGAACGCTGTTCTCTGCAAGTCCTTTCAGAAGCAGGAAGAACTCAACAAGTCCGTCTCCGGGTTCTTCGAGAACATCGGGCAGCATCAGTCTCAGCGGGTCGCTCCCTACACCCTGCTGCAAAAGAGCGGGGCCAACGGCAACGGCGTTCCTGACGTGAACACCATCATCAACAAGAGCATAGCGGCAGTGCAAAAGGGCCAGTTGAGCGCCAGAGACGCGCGACGGCTGGAGATTGCTGCCACCAGCAATCTCTGGAACGCTGAAATGCAGTCTCTCTACGCTCAGGTCGAAGCGGGAACCGCGTAAGCACCATAACAAAGCGAAAGCTAAGGAGGAATGATCTGAATGATTAACACACAAGCACTTATCGGGGGGGGTTCACCGGGCGGTCCTGGAGTGGCCGGGATGGCTGATTTGGCCCTCGTCGAAGAACTGAATAAGGCTCTGACATCCGGTTACGGTACAGACGCCGCCTCGTTTACTGGCGGTCGTGCCCTGCAACCGGAAAGTCTCGAAAACTACCTGATAACCACGACATTCGAGTTCAAGAACGAGTTCATCCTGTGGGGGATGCTCAAGAAATCCCGCACTCCCAGCGTCGTGGACATGTGGAACGAGCGAAGCGATCATGGTGGATCGCGTTACGGTGCGGCTGTTGGGGAGACATCAAACCCGAACAACTCAGTGTCCACTCTCGCTCGCAAAACGGCCAATGTGAAATACCTGCGCGTTCACCGGGAAATCTCCCATGTGATGACCGTGGTGGACTCCATCCCAGACGCGATAGCAGAAGAGGAAGAGTCTGGCACTCTGTCTCTGTTGCGGACTGCTGAGAAGCTGTTCTACGTTGGCAACTCTACCATCATCCCGCAAGAGTATGACGGCCTGGACACCCTCGTTGGAGCGAACTCAAGCAACGTCATTGACGTGTACCGCGACACTGACGGAGACGGCGGACCGCTGACGAAGAAGCTGTTGGCCAATGCCGGTCAGATTATCCGTCAGGTCGGTTACGGTCGGGCTTCCGCGTTGCTTCACTCCACGCTTGACCAGATTGACCTGGACATGCTTCAGGACACCAAGGAACGGACCATTGTTCCCATCTCGAAAGAAGGGGAAGGGGTCATCATTGGAGCTCCTGCTGCGGGAATCAACCTGATCTCCGGTGTTGTGAAGTTCCACAGCAACGTGTTCATTGAACCAGGGGCCGCGGCGCCTGCGGCAGCGACACCGGGAAGTGGCGTTCCAATCACTCCAACACTCGTGTCGGCTGTTGCTGGCAGTACTGGTTCGCAGTTCACCGGCGCCTTTGCCGCGAAGAACTACTACTACAAGGTGACCGCGGTCAATGCCTATGGTGAGTCGGCTGCAACGTCGGCAACCAACGTGGCAACTGTTGCATCGGGCGAGCAGGTAACTGTACGAGTGACCACGGCGGACGCAACGACAACCGGATTCAACGTGTACCGCTCAAAGGGTGGCGCGGCTTCAGGAGCGGACTGCCGGTTCATGAAGTCCTACGCGTATGGTGATGGTGACGACAACCTGGTTGACACCAACGCCGATCTGCCGGGCACAACCCGCGCGTACATGCTGAACACGCTTCCACAGTACCGGGCGATTGACTGGCGGCAACTGTTGCCGCTCATCAAGTTCCCGCTTGCGATCACGGCTCCCGCCTATCCGTTCTTGCTCATGCTCTACGGGTATATGCGAGTCACGAAGCCGAAGCAGCATGTTCTGTTCAAGAACATCGTCCCGACCGGACATGATTTCGCTCCGGTCTAACCTCCCGCGCGATGAGGAGAGACGGGCTTGTACCGTCTCCCCTCCATGACATTACAAAGGACGCGGCATCATGCGCAGAATCATTAGTGAGGGTCTACAGGGAGAAGCATGGTTTGGCGACGCCCTGATTCGATGGGATAACGGCGAGGCTACTGGCATTGTTCGGGTAGCAGGCCCCGATGTTGATATGACTCCCGTTTCCGATGATGATCTTCAGCCGTTGCGCGATCAGGATTTCAACCGCGCGATCAGTCTTTCAGGACAGTTTTCGGTTGTTGAACCGGAGACTACCGAAGAGCCTGCATCTGACAACGCAGAGATTCACAAAGCCATTCCCCGCACGGGGGGAAAAGCTACCGGCGGCCGGAAAAGAGCCGCCAAATCTACTCCAAAGGAGACGGTAACTAATGGCAGCGATCACAGACAAGAAGCGGAATGACCTCAATCGGATGGCCCCGGCGGCATGGAAAGTCCAGCTGGGAACCATCATTGACCTGCTGGCCGACCAGTTGGGCTACCCGTCCATTTCTATCGAGACTGAAGGCACCAACACCATTAACGTGACGATCCAGATGAAGGATGCCAAGGCAGACAACCTCGCTGGAGTCTTCAGGATGGACTTCACCGTATCCGATGCCGCGGCAGGTGCTCCTACCACTGACCCGCCCTCCGGCGGCGTCACCGCGACAACCGGAATCCTGTTTGGGTTTGCTTCTGGTGTAAGTTACCTCGAAGTGACCCCGGACACCGTGGGTTGGATTCAGACGGACTCCACCGGAAAAGCCGTGATTCGGTTCACGGAAACCGGCACGGATACGTTCTATCTGAACCTGGTCAAGGGCAACAAGACCTACTCATCGGGTGCGATCACGTTTGCCGCTTAAAGAGGTGTCTCCGTGGTCATTACTCCCGGAAATGTGAAGGGATTGCTGGCCGGACTCTCTGAAAGCCTCGACGTACTCGGTGAAGACTTTGAGGCTTCTCAGAGTGTCCGGCAGAATTCCACTACCTACGTGGTAGGTCAGATGGTTATTCCGACCACGAGCAACGGATACGTGTACCGCTGTACTGTGGCCGGAACCTCTGGCATTGCTGCGCCCACCTGGCCTACCTCAAATGGGCATACCGTGACCGATGGCACAATTACTTGGACTACTTACGCCCGGAATGACGCGGCGATGTTCTCCCGCATGGAAGCCGCGGAAACCGAGATTCAACGACTGACCGGGACCCGACTCGAACCTACCATTATCAAGATGAACCCGGCTGAAGGCGATGAATACGACCTCGAAGAAGACCCGTTTGACTATCAGGAACGGCACTGGAAGGGATGGCCGCGGTTCAAGACCCGATGGCGTCCGATCATTTCCGTTGAGCGTGTGGCTGTCGAGTGGGGCGAAGGTTCAGGGCTGTTGTCCATCCCACTTGATTTTGTCCGCTTGCGGAAGAAGTTAGGAGTGATTTCCCTTGTGCCGTCCGGTTCTGCTGCTGCGGTAACAGTGGGAAGCGGGTATCACCTGCTCTCGTGGCTGGGCGGGACCCAGCGCATGGGGATTGTCCCCCAAATGGTGGCCATTGACTACACCGCGGGCGTAACAGACATTCTGAGTAACCCGGACTATGCTGATCTTCGGGAGTGCATTGTCAAGGAAGCCGCTCAGCGAGTCATTGAAGCGATCATTGACGCGATCTCTCGGGGGGCTACCAGTATCAGTCTGGACGGGCTTTCAGAGTCAGCCGACGTGTCCGGGCTGGCGGAACAACAGCGAGTCATGCGGGAGTCCGTGGAGAAGTTCGTCCGGTCGTACAACCAAACCATGCGTGCGCCTCGGATGAAGGTATTGTGATGAACGATGAGATTGCAGCCGGAACACTTTCGGAGAGTCATTCACAGGCATGGCGAGACGGTCCTTTGGTATCGCGCTACGCCGAATCCGGCAAACAATCCGGGGACGAATGATTTTGATGAAGC